CGTGCCAAGCAGTCGGACTATGACTTAGTAGAAGTTATTCCGGTATCTGATCCCAATGCTGCAACAATGGCGCAAAAGGTTGTTCAGTACCAAGCAGTTATGCAGATGGCTGAAAAGGCTCCACAACTGTATGACTTACCATATCTACATCGTCAAATGCTTGAAGTTCTAGGGATTAAGAACGCAGTTAAATTAGTTCCAATGGATGACGACCAGAAACCGCGTGATCCAGTATCTGAAAACATGAGTATCTTAAATGGTAAACCAGTTAAGGCGTTCATTTATCAAGATCACGAAGCGCATATTGCTGTACACCAATCAGCTATGCAGGACCCTAAGATGGCGCAAATAATGGGACAAAACCCACAAGCGCAATCAATCATGGCAGCAGCTAACGCTCATATTATGGAGCATTTGGCTTTTGCATATCGTAAGCACATCGAAGAACAGGCAGGAGTTCCATACCCAGAACCAGATTCTGAAATGGATGAAAACATGGAAGCTGATATATCTCGCCTTGCCGCAGCTGCAGCACAAAATCTGTTACAGAAGAATCAGATGGAAGCTCAGCAACAGCAGGCACAACAGACAGCACAAGACCCGATTGTACAAATGCAGCAACAGGAATTGCAGTTGAAACAACAAGAGTTGCAACTAAAAGCACAGGAACAGCAGTTAAAGATGCAAGAAGCACAACAGGAACTTGGATTGAAAGAAAAGCAGTTGATGATTGATGCTGCTACAAAGAAAGACCAACTTGATATCGAACGCCAACGCATCGAAGTGCAAGAGCGTATTGCTGGTATGCAAGTTGGAGCAAAGACTGCAGCGGAAAGAGCCCGCTATGACCTAGACATGCTCAAGACGCAAGCCGACTACCAAGAAAAGGGGCTTCGCACCGGTATGGATATTCAAAAGTCCAAAACAGACCAAGAGGAACGCGGAATGCGCGCTGGTATGGACCTTGCGAAAAGTCATGCTGATGAGCAACACAGAGTTCGGGAACATAACTTGAAATCCCGACAGACCCTAACGTTAAACCGTACAAAGAAGGAGGATAAGAAAGAGTGAGTAACCCTGATACAGACCTTTTGAAATACCTGTCAAAGAGGTACCAAGAGGAACAAAAGATACTCGTCGATGATATGGCTTTAGGTAAGGCTAAAGATCATGGCGAATATAAGTATGCTTGCGGAATCATCCGTGGGCTACTGATTGCCAACAATGTTCTAATTGAAACAACAGAGAGGATGAACGACTCCAATGACTGAAATTCTAATCGGCACAAATCCCGATGATTTGAAACAGACTACTACATTACCCGAAACCGCAGAGTTAAAAGCAAAGCAACTACCAGACCCATCAGGGTATCGTATTCTTTGTGCAATTCCTGAAATTGATAACAAGTACGAAAGCGGAATCTTAAAAGCGGATATCACAATGACGCATGAGGAACTACTCACAACAGTTCTTTTTGTCTTGAAGATGGGTCCAGATTGCTACAAAGACCCAGCACGTTTTCCTAGTGGAGCTTGGTGTAAAGAAGGCGATTTTGTCCTTGTACGCCCCCATGCCGGTACACGTCTAAAGATTCATGGTCGTGAGTTCCGAATCATTAACGACGACGCTATCGAAGGGGTTGTTGAAGACCCTCGCGGTATTTCCAGAGCCTAAAGGAGGCACAATGAGCGAAGAAATTGAAAAAGTAGGTCTAGAGGTTGACCTAGATAAAGAAAAACCTGAAGTCGATATCGTAGTTGAGGATGATACGCCGCCGGAAGACCGGGGCAGAAGTCCAATGCCAAAAGCTTTGGTTGAAGAGTTGGAAGCTGATGAGTTGGAGGATTACTCCGATAAAGTCAAAACCCGTCTCAAGCAAATGAAGAAAGTTTGGCACGATGAACGACGCGAAAAAGAATTTGCTCTCCGCGAACAGCAAGAAGCTATTAGATTAGCTCATAAGGTGATTGAGGAGAATAAGCGCTTAAAAACTACATTAAGTCAGGGTGAACAGACCCTTGTAAGTACTTATAAAGCTGCTGCTGACCTTGAATTACATGAGGCAGAACGGTCATATAAAGAGGCTTATGAGGCTGGTGATGCTGACAAATTAGTCATAGCGCAGCGTAAACTGGCACTAGCCAACCATAAACTAGCACAGATAAGTAGTTATCAACCTACTTTACAAACGCCTGATTATGATGTACAAGACATTCAAAACGTGGCCCCTCCTCCTAGGCCAGACTCCAAAACTTTAGCGTGGCAAGAACGTAACGAGTGGTGGGGAACTGATCCGGAGATGACAGCCAGCGCTATGGGGCTGCACCGCAAACTGGAGCAAGAACATGGAGCCGGTTATGTAGGGTCGAATGAATACTGGCAGACCATTGACAACACAATGCGACGCCGATTCCCTGAATACTTTGGGGAAGACGATAACCACGCTAGCGGGGGCGGCAAGCCCGTGACGCGCAATAATTCCAAACCTGCCACAGTAGTTGCTCCGGCTTCTCGAAGCACCTCCTCCAAACGGATCGTGTTAAAGCAGTCACAAGTAAATCTTGTGAAGAAACTTGGTATAACCCCCGAGCAATACGCCCGGGAATATCTTAAAACTACGGGGAACTAAAAATGGCAGAGAATAGACTTGCTCGCGAACTTGAAAGTCGGGAAAAAACTGAGCGTCCTAAGCAATGGCAACCAGCGTCAGCTTTGCCGGAGCCGGACATGCAACCAGGGTATGCGTACCGTTGGGTACGTGTTTCTTCATTAGGTCAACAGGACCCACGTAACATCTCTGCAAAAATGCGAGAGGGTTGGGAACCAGTACGTATTGAAGAGCAACCGAAATTTAAGTTCTTCTTAGACCCCAATAGTCGATTTAAAGACAACATTGAGGTCGCCGGACTGTTGCTTTGCAAGATGCCAAAAGAATTCGTGGAACAGCGTAATGTTCATTACGCAAAAAAGAACCGCGATCAGATGGAATCTGTAGACAACAGCTTTATGCGAGAGAATGATCCGCGGATGCCTCTGTTTAGAGAACGGAAATCCACGTCATCATTTGGTAATGGTAAATAACTTTTAGGAGTTTAATATGGCTTATCCTTCTGTCGGTGGCCCTTACGGGCTACTTCCGATCAACTTGATCGGCGGTCAGGTGTTTGCCGGTTCTACTCGTCTGATTCCGATTGCTTCTAACTCTGCAACTGTCGTTTATTACGGCGACGTTGTTAAGCTAAACAGCACCGGTACTTTGGACAAGGACACCGGTACATCTGCCGCTACTCCGGTTGGTGTGTTCCTTGGTTGCACCTACACGGACGCAACCTTTGGTAAAACTTTCCGTCAATTCTACCCAGGCTCTGTAAATGCTTCTGACATTCAAGCTTATGTTTTGGATGACCCAGATGCATTATTCAAGGCTGCAGTATGTACCGCTGGTACGACTACGATTAGCTACTTAACCCGTGCTAACGTGGGCGAAAACACAGCTCTGGTACAAAATACGGGCTCTACGGCTACTGGTAACTCTGCTGTCGCAGTAAGTGCAACTGCAGCAACTGCCAGCACTCTGCCAGTTCGTATTGTTGACGTTGTTCCTGAAACTCAGTCTAACGTCGGTACTTATACCGAAGTGATTGTGAAGTGGAACGCCGGTATGCACCAGTACTACAACCCACTAGGCGTATAAAGGAGCATATAAATGGCTATTTCACGCGCACAACTACTTAAAGAGTTACTCCCCGGTCTTAACGCTCTGTTCGGCATGGAATATGCCCGATATGGCGAAGAGCATAAGGAGATTTTCGAAACTGAATCTTCTGAGCGTTCGTTCGAAGAAGAAACCAAGCTGTCTGGCTTCTCAGCAGCTCCGGTTAAGAACGAAGGCAGCGCTATCGCTTATGATAACGCGCAAGAAGTTTTCACTGCCCGCTATAACCACGAGACGATTGCTCTGGGTTTCAGCTTGACCGAAGAAGCCATCGAGGACAACCTCTATGATTCTCTGTCTGCTCGTTACACCAAGGCTTTGGCTCGTGCTATGGCATACACCAAGCAGACTAAGGCTGCTGCAGTTCTGAACAATGGTTTCAACTCTGCCTACCCAGGCGGCGACAACCAACCTCTGTTCAGCGCTTCACATCCTACGGTCTCTGGTTCTCTTAACAGCAACATTCCTACCGTTGCCGCTGACTTGAACGAAACTTCGTTGGAAAACGCAGTTATTCAGATTGCTCAGTGGACGGATGAACGTGGTCTGTTGATTGCTGCCAAGCCTCGTAAGTTGGTTATCCCTGTGTCCTCAATGTTCATTGCAACTCGTTTGTTGGAAACTGAACTGCGTGTTGGCACGACGGATAACGACATCAATGCTCTGAAGAACAATGGCTCGATCCCAGAAGGTTACACTGTTAACCACTTCCTGACCGATCAAGATGCATGGTTCTTGACCACTGATGTGCCTAACGGCCTCAAGCACTTTGTACGTAGTCCTCTGTCTAATTCTATGGATGGTGATTTCGACACGGGTAATGTGCGTTACAAGGCTCGTGAACGTTATAGCTTTGGTTGGAGTGATCCACTAGGCATTTACGGCTCACAAGGTGCCTAATAACTGAGTTTTCTCAGTTTGGATTAGGGGGCTTCGGCCCCCTTTTCTTTGTCTTGACACAACGTTGAAACTACGTTATATAATGACCCCGTTCTAGGACCAATCGCCGTATCAGCCCGCCTAGGGGACTATGCACAGATGATACGGTACTCGTGCATGAGGTATTTATATTATGGGTATGGCTACACATTTAGGCCCTTGGTTATTGGGCACTGTCAAGGATACGACTGCAGCTGTCACTGCAACTAACGCTCAAAACAATTTAGTACGCAACACTGGCGTTACGCTTGTAAGTCAATCATTTGCAATTAATGGCGCTACTAATGCGACTGTAGCAGGTGCTGTTATCCCTGCTGGTGCTCAGATTCAAAGCATTAACATATATGTTACTACTGCTTTCTCTGGTGGTACTCCAGCATTAGAATTTTTCCTAAACTCAGACAGTATTTCAAACAATCCAACTATTACTTCTGCTGGTCTTCCTGCAGTAGGTACTGGCGCTAACGGTACTAAAGCCGCTACATGGGCGAATATTGGTTCAGTAGATAAAGTGTTCAACGCAACTGTTTCTGGTTCACCAACTGCCGGTAACGCAACAGTTTCTGTTATATACGCTGTCCGTAACTCTGACGGTACTTCAGTCCCTGCTAATCCTTAATTGACTAACTAAGAGGGTGATATCATGCAATATGATGTACAAAGTACCCACTTAAATGCGTCAGGGGTTGTTTCAGCTGTCCGTGCCCGTTTAAAGGGGTTTACATTAGTCGGTTCTGGGACTACAGGGACAGTGCTGTTTAGGGACGGCGGTTCTTCAGGTACGATTCTTTGTGAAGTAGATGTGCCGGGTAATACGAACGTAAATAGTTTTTATGTTCAAGTTCCTGGTGAAGGTATTCTTTTTGGTGCCAGCATTTATGCAACTATGACTAATCTCGGTAGCGTTACTGCGTTCTACGGCTGATTGTTTTTGCTGATTTGTTCGTTGATTTTCCTGTTTAACAACAAGACCACAGGTATATATGCAAGCGGAAAAAAGCTATAGTTTAGCGGGTAGAAGCATACTAATTGCCCTGCCCGCTTA